GACGCGAGAACACAAAAAGAACTGGCCGGGCTACCGCACGCCGAACAAATGGCCGACTTCTGGAGCGGCCAGATATGGGACGACTTCAGCAAAACCGACGCCATTAACCTATTCGTAAAAGCAGCTCCCTACATACTGGGCGGCGTCGGCGGACGAATGATCCTCAACAGATTCCTACAGAAAATAAGCGCCAAAGGAGCAACCAGCGCCGCGAGCGGGAGACGCGGCCGCCAGGGGGTAAGACAAATCCTAGAAACCATCAAACCTCAGAATCCATCTCAACTGCAACCAACCAGACTACGGCGACCGCAAAGAGCGCCAGGCGCAGGGAATCCATTCAAATGACAGTCAAAAACAGAAACGAATACGAGCCCGGACCTATCCACCTGGTCGGGGACTCGAAAACAAAGCAATCCTTCCGAGATGATTGCGACATCAATCTAATCGTAAAAAGGCACGCCAGTACTGGAATCTGGGAAAATATCAACCCCAGAGTGCCAACATATGGCGACAACACACTAGCCGTAGAACTACAGGAAGCGATCCACCTGGTGCAAGCAGCAGACGATGAGTTCATGGCACTACCGCCCGAACTCAGAAAAGCAGTCAACAACGACCCGGTCCAGCTCCTCCAGGCGCTGGCCGAACAAAACGCGACTCGAGAACTACAAGAACAAGGATTGCCGATCGAAAACAGTGTGACCGAAACCGTCACACCTGCAGAAGAAACAGAAACAGACTGACCGATGGTCAGTCAGACCACTTACATCAAGTGAGCAAGTGGTCACGGGGGGGACGAAGGGGTGAAACACCATGAGGAGACGTCGCAGGATGAGCCGTAGAGGCTCCAAACGAAGCTTCCGTAGGGGTTCTCGAACGAGACGGAAAAATACGAGTCGAAGACCCATGCGAGGGGGCTTTCGACTCTAAGGGCCCCAGGGCGGGGCCAGGCGCCCGGGGAGGATGTCCTCCAGCTCTCCGGGCGCCCTTTGGGGGGAAAATGGCATGCTTCCACCCTCTCACGGGGTACAAAGCACCCGGAGGGGGAATTACATTCAACCGAAATACTGGCTTTCGAGAATTGCAGATAAAAGTATCCTGCGGGCGCTGTATCGGATGCAGACTCGAAAGACAAAGAGACTGGGCAATCAGATGCATCCATGAAGCACAAATGTCCAAAGACAAAGACGGAGTACCGAGAAACGCGTTCCTAACGCTCACATACAACGACGACCAAATACCAGAGGACCACGGCCTGGTCGTTAAACACTGGCAAGACTTCGCCAAAAAACTACGCCACCACTGGGGAGCATTCAGATTCATGCATTGTGGCGAGTACGGGGACTTAAACTTCAGGCCCCACTACCACGCTTTAATATTCGGGCACGACTTCCATCAGGACAGCGTGACCCTAAAAGGATCGGCCTCGAGCCATCCTCTAAAAGCGTCAGCGTCGATCGCTGAAATGTGGGACCACGGGTTCCACTCAATAGGCCAGGTCACATTCGACTCGGCGGCATACGTCGCCTCGTACTGCACGAAAAAAATCACAGGCGACCAGGCCGAACAGGCATACACAAGAATAGACAAAGACACCGGAGAGGTATGGGTAGTACCTCCCGAATACGCAACGATGAGTCGACGACCAGGTCTAGGGACCAGCTGGTTCGAAAAATACTGGAAAGACGTATACCCGGATAACTTCGTCATCCTAAACGGTCAAAAAGTAAAACCACCGGCTTTCTACGACAAACTGCTAGAAAAAAATAATCCTCAACTCGCAAAAGAAATGAAAAACCAGCGTAAGAAGAAGATAAAAAAACAAACGTTCAACTACACGCCAGACAGACTAAGAGTGAGAGAACAGGTACTAAAAGCAAAAACAATATCGAGAAAGAAACAGCACGGAATAAGCATATGACCGTCAAAGCAGACTATCTAAAAATGATCCTATGGCTCGCAATACTGAACCTACTAGTAAGCGTATGCGACACAACGGGGGTACTAAAAATTGCAGAAGTGGTCACGAAATAACGAACCAATAAGCTTCGCAGAAGCACTAAAACAAACGATCGACTCACTACAAATACAACCGGAGGAAAAACAATGGCAGTCATCACGCTCTACAGCATCCACGACGTCAAAACAGGACTCTACTTCCCGCCTTTCAGTGCGCCCAATGACCCAACAGCGGTTCGACTTTTCAGCCGACACGTGATGGAAGAAAATTCAGACTTCAACGTCTTCAGTGAAGATTACTCACTATGGAGGGTGGGCGACTTCAACCAGGCGGACGCGGAAATCACATTCAAACCCAAAGAACTAATAAGCCACGCACACGAACTCAAAAAAGCGCTTCAGGAGCAAAACTAGATGTCTCGAGTAACAGCACACCGACGCGGAAACACATCCGGCCAACACGACTTCGCACGAATTCCGTCAATCTCCGTACCTCGAAGCAAGTTCGACAGGAGCTGCGGATACAAAACCACAATGGACGAAGCCTACCTGGTGCCGGTATTCCTAGACGAAGCGCTACCCGGGGACACGGTGGACATGCAGGCCACCACCTTCACGAGAATGGCAACGCCGCTTCACCCGGTAATGGACACACTCAAACTAGACATGTTCTTCTTCGCGGTACCGCTCAGGCTAGTTTGGGACAACTTCAAGCACTTCATGGGTGAAAAAACAAACCCGGACGACACGACGGAGTACGTAGTTCCTACCGTAAGCGCCGGAGCAATGGGGATGCCGGTAGGGAGCCTGTGGGACTATTACGGCCTACCGATCGGGACCACAGTGACGCCCGACGTCGCCGCATTCCACCACAGAGCATATAACCTCATCTACAACGAATGGTTTCGAGACGAAAACCTACAAGACAGCGTAACCGTCAACACCGATGACGGACCCGACCCGGCCGGGGACTATCTCTACACCGGACCGGACGGCGGAACAGAATATCTACTAAGACGTGGCAAACGACACGACTACTTCACCAGCGCACTACCCTGGCCGCAAAAGGGACCGGCAGTCGAGCTGCCTCTAGGGACAACCGCCCCGGTAGTACCGACCGGGGACTTCATGGTCACAGGGCCAGGCGCAACGCCAGGGCCCACAGCACTACAAACGCAAAGCGAACACGGAACACGCGTACTACACCTAGACGACGACACGGGCTGGGGAAACGAACACATCAACTACGCAAGCGGACTCGAAACAGACTTAACAAGCGCAACAGCAGCAACGATCAACTCACTACGACAAGCGGTAGCAATACAGAGACTCTATGAAAAAGATGCACGGGGCGGCACGCGATACACGGAAGTCATCCGATCACACTTCGGAGTGGTATCACCGGACGCAAGACTACAGAGGCCCGAATACCTGGGAGGTGGATCAACTACGTTCAACGTCCACCCCATCGGGCAAACGAGTAACACAGTGTCTTCGGGATCGGACGCATCACCGCAAGGCAACCTGGCCGCATACGTAACAAGTGCAGACGGATTCCCGAGATGGGTAAAATCCTTCACTGAGCACAGCGTAATAATCGGACTAGCTTCAATCCGAAGCGACCTAAACTATCAAAACAACGTCAACCGCATGTGGAGCCGGCAAACCAGATGGGACTACTACTGGCCGGCACTCGCACACCTGGGAGAGCAGGAAGTACTGAACAAGGAACTCTACTGGGACGGAACCGGAGCAAATAACGACGATGTCTGGGGATACCAAGAGCGATGGGCCGAATACCGATACAAGCCCTCGCAAATCACCGGACAAATGCGCTCGCCAACTGGCAGCTTCACGCAAAGCCTAGATACGTGGCACCTGGCGCAAGACTTCGCGACGACCAGGCCGAACCTAAACGCGGCCTTCATCATGGAGCAACCGCCGGTAGACCGAGTAATCGCCGTCGTGGACGAGCCACACTTCCTATTCGACGCCTACTTCAAATTCCAATGCACCAGGCCCATGCCGACTTACAGCGTGCCAGGCCTACAGGACCGCTTCTAATGATCGACCCGACGGTCACACAAGGAGCAATGCTCGCGATCGGCGAGGTCATCGGGGCAGCACTAATCGGCGGAGCACTAGGACTAGCTGGCACACAACACAGCGCGAAAATACAAAAACAGAACTCTCGAGAAGCGCGGGAATGGCAGGAGAACATGCTCAAATCCCGCTACCAATGGACAATGAGAGACATGCGAGACGCAGGACTAAATCCAATGCTCGCATACAAGCAAGGCGCCGGAGGGGTTAGTTCACCAATACAAGCACCCATGCCAGCAGGAGGACAAGCCATGGCGCAAGGAGCACAAGCAGGTATAGCAGCAGCAAAGGCAGGACCAGAGACCGCACTAGCACGCGAAAGAACGAGTGCCGCGACACAGCAAGCCAATCTCTACAGCGCGCAAACCAACGCTTCAGAGACACAGGCAGAACTGAATACACAGAACGCAGAAAAAGCCAAGGTCGACAAAGCATACAGAGAACACGAAATCACCTTACTAGACGCGAGAACACAAAAAGAACTGGCCGGGCTACCGCACGCCGAACAAATGGCCGACTTCTGGAGCGGCCAGATATGGGACGACTTCAGCA